CTCGACCGCGACCTCGCCTTTACCGGCGAGACCGTGACGCTGCAACGCACCGCGATCGACGGCTCGACCGGCGCGATCACCGTCAGCGATCAAGTCACTTGCCCAGCAAAGATCAGGTCGTATGCGCCGCAGGATCTCGCGGCCGGCGACGTGCAGGACATTCAGGTCATCGTGTCACCGACCGGCCTTGGCGCGTTCGGCGTCCCTGAGCGGGACGACCGGATCGTGATCCGCGGCGACACGTCCAACATCGAGCGCATCCGGCCGATCTACTACGGCCCCAGCGTGCGGCTCGTCCGCGTGGACCTGCTTTGCCGTGGCTGACCAGCGCGAGGCGATCCTGTCGCGGCTGGTCGCCGTCTGCGGCGCCGTGACCGGCATCAATGTGGCCGTGCGCAATCAACTCGACGATCCCGAATTAGGCCGTCCGGCCGTGATCGTGCTCGACGGCGTCGAACGCGTCGTCACCGCGCAGCCGACGACCGCATACGGGACGACCGTGTCGCAGATCATGCGGGTTGCACTGACGCCACAGATCATCGTGGCGATCCGCGGCAACGGCGGCGGCGAAGGCGGCTCGCTGCTGACGCTCTATCGGAACAGTCTGCTTGCCGCGATTCTCAACGACGCGACATTGCTCGCCAGCGTCGAGGCGAACGGCGGGATCGTCTATGAGGGCTGCGACGTGCCCGAGCCGGACCCCGAAGGCCGCGAGTTCCGGCTGCGGCTGACTATCGTCTTCACCTACATCTTCCGCCTGAGTGATTTGTGATGCCGCTGTTCACCGCGAAGGTCGACGCGACCCATCTGAACCTCGCTCTCGACAAACTGCCGGACGCGTTGCGCGAGCGACTGCGCGCCACCATCCAGACATTGACCGACGAGTTGCTCGCCGAAGTGAAGGCCAACGAGCCGCGCCGCACCGGACGGCTACAGGCGGACACGCGCAGCTTCGTCGACGTCTCGGAGGGTTGGGTCCGCGGCCGCGTCCGCATCCTGCGCAGTGGCAGCGCCGCCAATATCGGCGAGGCGGCCGGCGCATTGGAATACGGCGCGCCTGGGCGACGCGGCGCGTTCCGCGTCCGGACCTATACGCGACGCATGACGCAGGCGTTCGGGCATCCCGTGCAGGCGCAGGAGATCATCGTGCATAGCTACCAGCGCAAGGCGCACATTCGCGCCCGGCGCTTTTTGCGCGATCCGGCTGCCGCGATGCTGCCGCGCGCCCGGTTCGCCCTTGAAGCCGCGATCACCGACGCCATCAAAGACGCTCAGAAATAGGAGGCTCGCATGTCTGGACCGGAACCCCGCGTGCCAACGCCCGGCACGTTCAACGTCTACGCCGCCGACCAGATCGTCGCTGCGGTCAAGTTCGTCGGCGGCAACGCCATTGGCCCACAGATCACGGTGGATTTGGTCAATGTGATGTTCCGCCCTACCGCTGCGGTCGGCATGATCCAGGACGAATGGGGGCAGTTGACGATAACTGGCGAAGTGCTCGCCGATGATACCGGCGCCTTCGGGACCGTCACGCACCCTGACACGACCCTCGTGTCGCCGCTGGTCGACCTCTATTACGTCGGCAAGGGCATCGTTTCCATTGATGTCGGCATGTCCGGCACATTCCGCGACATCGGCAACGTGCCCACCTTCGCCTTCACCCCGAACGTGACCACGCTGACGCATTACTCATCTCGCCATGGCGTCCGTGTAAAGGACCTCGAAGTCATCCACGAGAAGGCGGCCACCGTCGAAATCGTCATGGATGAATTCAGTTACGAGAACATGAAGCTCGTCCTGCTCGGCGTCGACGGTCCGTGATGGTCTCGCTGATCGACATCGTCCCGCAGACGCGGACCGTGCAGATCGCCGCCGGCGAGTTGACGCTGCGCGGTCTCGGCTTGCGGCAGATCGCCGATCTGCTGGTGCGCTTTCCCGAGCTTCGCAAACTGCTCGTCGAGGGCGCGCCGGCCGTCGAGATCGACACGCTGCTCGCGCTGGCGCCGGACGCGGTCGGCACCATCATCGCCCAGGCGGCCGGACAGCCGGATGCGGCCGATGCGATCACCGATGCGCTGTCGCTCGATGACATAGGGGAGTGTCTGGTTGCGATCCGCGACCTGACGATGCCGACCGGCGTCGGCCCTTTCATGCAGCGGATCGCCCGGCTCGTCAGCGCAAGCGGCGCCCCGGATGGCAGGGATCAGGATACGAATACGCCGCTGCGGCGGAGCAACTCATCGCCGCAGGGCATAGCGTCCGCGACGTGATGGACTACACCCCGCGCCAGATGTGGGCGCTGCTCGCCATCGCCGCACATCGCAAGCAACAAGAGATGGGCGCGCAACTCGGGCTGCATGCACTGGCCGCACAGGGCGACAGCAAGGCCATCCGCGAGCAACTGAAGAAATGGGACATCTGACCCGTGCCCGATAATCTAACGGTTACGATCGGCGCCGACAGTTCAAAGCTTCGGGCCGAACTCGCGCTGGTCAATCAGGCGTCGAAGGCCGCTCAGAAAGAACTGAACGCGCTCGCGACGGCGTTCAATAAGACGGGAAGCGATGCCGATCGGATCAAGCTCGACGCCCAGGCGCGCAAGCTCGATCAGTTCAAACGCTCGGCGACGGCGCTCAATACCGAACTCGCCAAGCTATCGCCGACGTTCAACAAGATTGGCACCAGCGCCGAACACGCCGCATCGGGCTTGCAAGAGTTCTTTCATCAGGGTCGTGGCCTTGGCCACATCATCAGCGAATACTCGACCCTCAGCCGTGGAGTAGAGTCGCTGGGTGGCATCTTCGGCAAACTCGCTGGCGGCCTTACCGGCGGCCTGATCGGCGTCGCAGCTAGCCGCGCGTTTAGCGCGCTAAACGAACAGATCGCGAAGGTTCGGGAGAACCTGCTCGAACTCCAGAAAACAGCCGGCGAGATCGGAACGAAGCCGATCGTCTTGCAGGCCGCGCGTGAGGTCGCCGCGCAGACCGGGCAGGACGCAGACGAGGCAACTAAAGTGCTGAAAGCGATCAGCACGCAAATCGAGGAAGTGCGGAAGAAATCGACGCAGCAAGTCGGCGAAGCCGGCATCAATGTTTTACGTGGAGGCGGCACTGCGGCGTCGGGTGGCCTAACCCAAGTGACGGGCGTGGCGCCGATGACCACCGTCCTGCGCGGCGGCGCTGCGGCGGCAACGGACTTTAGCGACACCTTCAAAGCGCTCGGTATCAACCTGTCGCAATTCCCCGTTGGCAGGCTCGGCGAGCTTCAGATCCAGTTGCTCGCCCTGCAAAGATTTATGGAGGCTACGAAATCCTGGGACCCGACCGCGCTTAACATCGTCGCAAAAGGGCTCGGTTCGACAGCCGAGGCTCTGAAGGAACTCGCGCCCGCTGAAATATCCGATCTGCAAAAGAAGATTGACGAGCTTCAGAAGGCGTCGCGCGGCGCCACCGATCCGGCGATACAGGCAGCCAAAGACCTAGCTGCGGAACATGCGCGGCTAGCGCAAGCACTGCAAAACTCTACCGCTGCCGCCGCGACCGCGCTGACCCCATTCGAAAAATGGAAAGACGCGCTCGAAACCGACGCGATGACCAACTTCAACAACAATCTGGTCAGCGCGATTGGCTACATTGAAAAATTCGCATCGAGCGCTGCGTCGGCATGGCATAGCTTCACGCAGGCCGCAAATGACGCATTCCAAAATCAACCGACATGGTATTCGCTAAGCACCCAGTTCGACGCCGCCTGGAAGGCCGCGATCACCGCCGTCGAGGGCTATTGGACAAGTCTCGAAGACACCGTCAAGGGTGTGTTCGACACCATCAGCGGCTGGCTGTCCTCGATCGGGCAGTCGATCAGCAACGCAGCACAGGCCGCGCAGAGTTTCACATCCGGAGCGGGCGCCGCGCTCGGTCTCGGCATGGCATCCGGCGGCATGGTGCGCGGACCTGGGCACAGCACGAGCGATAATATCCTGGCGCGGCTGTCGCCCGGTGAATACGTCATGCGCGCCGCAGCCGTGCGCGCCTTGGGTTCCGGCTTCCTCGACGCCCTCAATAATCCCGGGTTCGCGCTCGGTGGGCTGGTCGGGCGGCTGCCCGCCTTCGCTGGCGGCGGCGCAGTGTCCGGCACGCCCGTGCACCTCCACCTGGGCGGCTCGTCGTTCGCGCTGTCCGGCCACGACAACGTCGTCTCGGCGCTGGTCGTCGAGGCGCACCGCCAGCAAATGCGCAGCGCCGGCACCAAGCCGTCGTGGTTCGCGGCGCGACCGGGTAGCTAATGAGCGGCGCCGGCTACTTCACCACCGACCTCGACATCCGGTTCGACCTCACGGCACCCGCGCCGGGCATCAACCCCTATTCGGCGCGCGGCCTGCGCGGCACACTGTCGCCGATCGACGCGGCCCGCGGCACCGACAAGCTGGCGCGGACCGTCAATGGCACGCTGGTCGACATCTCGGCGCCTCAGATGCGGAAATACAGCCTCACGGTCAGCGGGGCCGATCAGGCGCCACCCGCGCTCGACGCGATGTGGGTCGGCATGGTCGTGACCGTCAACTGTCACGTCGAGCTTGCCTACCTCACCGCGACCGGGTTGTCGGGCCGGACCTCCGTCCCAGGCAGCGAGCGGGTCGAAGGCGACTTCACCTATTACCGGCCGCAGCTCACCATGCTGGTCGTCGAGCATCAGATCGACCGCGAGGAATGGGAACAGGCGGTGACGTGGTCGCTGACCATGGAGGAAGTCTAGCGTGGCCGGACCCTTCTACTTTGCGTGGTGCGGCGGCGCGGTCGAGCCGCAGACGACGCTGGTCACGAATGGCACCACGCACGGCGGCGACTTCGAGTCCTCGACGCTGGTCGGCACCCTGACGTCAGGCGATCAGCAACTGACGCAGGTCGCCTCCACATCTGACCTCACGTCGCAGGCGCTCTACCATCTCCACGGCGGCGGCTATGACGGGTATTTCCTTTACGAGCCGAACGTCCTGACCGGCCTCGAAGGCTCGATCAACCTGAATACCGCGGCGAGCTCCACCATCGCGTCCGGACAGTTCACCGCGACGAAGGCGATCACCATCGGGACCGTGCTCGGCACCGTCACCGCAGGCAGCAGCGCGATCGTCCTCGATGCGCCAGGACTGGCGGCCGGCACCTATGGCATCACCGGCTCGGGCATCGGCGAAACCGACATTCCGTATGGGACGATGGACGGCACGACCGACACCACAGGCGGCGGCCAGATCATCATCGGCGCAGCGTTCCTGGACTATGCCGGCGGCGGCAGCGGGACGTTGTATGTCTTCGCTGCGACGCCGCACACCACCATCGTCGAGGGTTCGCTCGGCGAGCTGGAAGGCGTCACGACCTACACCGTAGCGGCACAGGCCGTGCGGGCGACCGCCAGCGGGCAACTGCCGTTTGTCATCTCGGGCTTCCCGGCGACGAACCCGACGCTCATCGACGGCCTGCCGTCTTCCGCGCTGATGGGCCTCACGCCTGGGCTTGTCTACAACATCACCGGCAACGGCTTGCAGGTCGGCACGACCTTTGTCGCGCCATCGAGCGGCACCTCGATCACCATCGACCTCGAAGCGCAGACCTCCGAGATCAACGCCATCCTCACCATCACCGGGCCGCGCACCTCCAACGCGCCATTCGATCCTGCGGCACACGCTCGCTTCGACGAGGACATCGTCAGCGTCGAGATCGCCCAGGAAGAGGGCGGGCTGGCGACTCTGCGGGTCAGCCTCAAGAACCCGAACGTCGGGCTGCTCGCGACCGGCCGCAATCTCTGGGCGTGGCTGTCGTGGGATAGCGCTTGGCCGAGCGGCACGCCCGACATTCAGCCGCTGTTCAACGGCCGCCTGATCGGCGTCCCGCGGCTCCAGGCCGGCGAGTTGGTCGATCTCGAATTCCTGGCGCGGCCCGACGATATGAACGCGCAGAAGACCGCGCTCGCCGACAGCCTCAAGGTGCTGCCCTATTATGACCCGGTCTGGTATGCGAGCAGCACCGCGACATCGAGCGCGACCAACGACACCGTGCTCGAAGCCTACAGCGCGCTGTGGCACATCGACCGGACCACGCTCGCGCTTAGCACCAGCGACGTGCTTGTCGGTGAGGACGGCATCATAGACATCGGCGAAGATGCGTCGCTCTACGATGCGTTTTCCCTATCATACGGGCAGCCGCCGGTCATCGCGACGTCGGTCACCGGCACGGTCACGTGGCAGCAGCAAGCCGCTGGCCGCGTCGACGTCACCAGCGAGATCGTCGCCGCATTCCATAACGCCGGATCGTATTGGCAATATGGCTTCGCGAATAAGCCATATTCCGAAGGCGGCGGCGCGCTGATCCAAGTCATGGGCGACGGGCTGGCGTCGGACTGGCCGCGCGCCGGGACATCGATCGGGTCCGGCTGGTCGCTCAGCACCGGCACCGACGCGGGCGGCATGCCGCTCAACTACATTTACCTCGCGACGTGGTATACGCCGGTCAATTACGTGGTCACATTCGAGGGCCACACCTATCCGACGTTCCATCTCGGCGCGACGCTCGACGAGACCAACCTCGCCGTCTACCTCTCGCCGGTCTCGTCGTTCACGGTCGATTTTCCGCTGAACGTCTACAAGATCAAAATGACGCTGGATTACAAAGCGGACCGCAAGCGGACCGAGACCGTGACCGCCGTCATGCTGGCCGGCCTGCAAGCGACGCTGTCCGATCCCGCCGAGCAGGACCGCGAGGCGCTCAGCTATTCGTCCGAATACGTGGGCCAAGCCGTCGACCTCGATCATAGCGTGCCGATCGGCAATGTCGCGTATCGGTCCTATTTCCAGACCGCGCGCGGTGCACAGAGCTTCGAGTATCTGCTGCTCGCCGCCAGGGCGAAGATGCGGGCACGCGCGCGCGCCGTTGACATCGCCTTCGCCGTGCCGTGGGCGCAGGCGCTCGGGATCACGCTGCGCAACAGCGTGCGCCTCACCGATCGTCGGCTGCCCGGCGGCATCGCCACCGGCAAGGTCAAGTCATACAAACTGACGTGCAGCAGCGACGGCGTCATGCGGGGCGACTTCACGATCGGCTGTCCGATCGGAACCGGCGACGGCACCGCACCGCAAGCCGGCGTGCCGGTCTATGTCGACCCCGGCTATGTCGTCGATGGCTATGAGATGGTGGAGGGGCAGCAGATCGTCGCTGGCAATGACGCAGACTTCGCCTATGAAACCCTCGACGACTTCGCCATCAGCGACGACAACCTCGATCTGACATATCTCACTGCGGCGAAGGCCGTCATCGACTGTCGCGTGCTTAACGGGCTGCTCGTTCAGCTCACCGCGCTGTCGGCGACGCAGGGAACCACCACCGATCCACGGACAGCGACCGCCGACGAAAAGACGACCGTCACGCTGGACCTTCAGCCGCTGCAAGGGTCCGAGTTTCACACCGACTTTTATCCGGCTGTCACCGAGTTGCTACTACCGAAGGGCATCGACCTCTCAGCACCAACGGGACCCTAGCCATGGCAAACTTGGAATATGTCATCCGCCCCTATCAGACGCCCGACGTTTATGGGCGCATCGTCATCCCGTCGTCCTCGACGCGGGCCGACCGCGCAACGCTGACCTGGGGCGCCACCACCTCCGGCACCGTGCCGACCGCGACGCCGAAAAAGACGAACGATATGACCTATCAGTTCGATTGTTGCAACGAGGGCCTCACCGAGCAAAGTCGGCTGACGAACCGGATCAGGATCACCGGCAACGACCCCGACAATTGGGTCGACGTCGAGCGGCCCTATCAACTGAAACTGAAGAAGCAGACGCAGCAGGATTGCGATTCGTCCGCGCAAATTTCCTATGTCACTCAAGGTATCAACGCGGTCCTGAACGACTTCACCGATGCCTTCGATGAAGTGGCGTCGCACTTCGGCACGCAAAGCGACTGCCGGACGCAGTGGAACCTGTCGCAATGAGTCCGCCATTCTACGCCGAGTCGCCGTTCGAGCGCATCGTCGATGTGCATTGGAAGAAGCCACCCGACGGCGGCGGTCCGCCGCCTGACGGTGGCGGCCCTACATATTGCTGTTGCTATCCGTCATGGGACAGCGGCAATCCCTTTGGTCAGGGATCGCCGCCTCACGGTTGGAACGGCCCCCTCAGCTATTTTTACATCGAGGGTTGCATTACCTGGATCAATCAGATCGCGAACCCCATGCTGGAGGCTTATTTCAACTATCCGGCATGGTTTGCTCAGTGGCCGATGGACCCGGTGCCACCGCTCTATCCTGGTGTGGTCGCCGACACGAGTTGCCCCGGCCAGTATCCGCCCCTCTGGGTGTGGGAAGACGGGACAAACTTCAATCCCGAAGGCGGCTACGGGGCGAATTTTCCGAATGGCTTCATGCTGAACGGCGGCATCGGATCGACCCTCGACATGGTGATCTACGGCTCGGATGCCGGCGACCCAAGCTGGGCCGGCTGGAATGACTGCTGCGTCTCTGATCTTCTCGCCGGCAGTGGCGCGAGCGAGATAGCATATCCCATTTTCCCGGATTTTCGGGTCGCCAGTCCTGCCATCTCGGTCACAGTCGAGGCAGACGGCACCACGCCGCACACCTACGATATTTATCCTGGCACGACCTGGTATTGCACCAAGACGTATTCGCCGGTGAACGTCTTACTGGGCGGCGGTGGCGGCGTCACGATACGGCATTACTGCGACGGCAAATCGTCACTGAAGCCCAACATCTGCCTTGCCGAGGCACCACCCGTGCGCGGGCGACGCGCCTTCAGTCTTACGCCCGAGCAGGCGCTCGCCGGGTGGAACGGCAGACATCCCGGCGCACGGTTCAAGCCGCCGAGTTAGTGACGGGTCGCGAATAGATGGACCTCGTATTCCGAACGCTAGGCGCCTGGGGCGCCGGCAAGGGGGCAAACCTCGAAGCGGTCGAGGTCGATAACAATTTCTGGTCGCTCGCCGAAGCGATCATCAATCTGCAAAACAACCCAGCACCCCCGACCGGCATCGCCTCGATCACCGTCGCCGGCACGCAAATGACCATCACGCTGACCGATGGGACCGTGATGGGGCCGTTCACCTTGCCGGTCCTCACCTTCCGCTGGCGTGGCGAGTTCTCTGCCGGCACGCTCTACTCCGTCCTCGACGTCTTCACCGTGAGCAGCGGCAACCCCGACGTCGATCCGGCGCGGCCGGAATACGGCATCTTCCTCGTCAACATCGCCGGCTCGTGGGACGTGTTCGATCCCGGCGCCACCGACGATAGCGGCAACCCGCTTTATACGTGGCTGTTCGGCTCCGTCGACACGCTGCTTCGCACGCTCGGCGATGTCACGATCGATGAAGGCGACGGCATCCCGCTCGACCGCTCCGTCCTCGTCTGGCACGACGCCGACAGCCACTGGCACGACGAGCAGATCGGCACCATGGCGATGCAGGACGCCAACAACGTCAGCATCACGGGCGGTTTTATCACCGGAATGCCGACGCCCGTCCTCGACAGCGACGTCGCCACGAAAGCCTATGTCGACTCGTTGCCCGAAGGGATGGCGGTCGATGACGGCTCGATGATGTCGAACATCTCCGGCACCGTCGCCGCCGCAGTGGCGAATACGTTCTCCGATTACCTCGACCATGTGCTCGGCTCATCCATCCGCGGCACGCTGCTCTATCGCGGTGGGACTGGCTGGATCGCGCTGCCGCCCGGTGCCGATGGGCTGTTCCTGCAAACCCACGACGCCGGGAACGATCCGACCTGGGCGATCGGCGCGTCGGGCGTCGTGTCGATCACCGCCGGGACCGGCATTACGACCGGCGGCTCGCCGATTACCTCATCGGGCACGATCGCACTCGATACCATCGCCGACGCCCGCATCATGGCGAATATCAGCGGCGCGACCGCTGCGCCGACGCCGCAGACCTTGTCGGCGATCCTCGACCATATCCTGACCAACGCGCGCGGCACCGTGCTGGTGCGCAACATCAGCGGCTGGGTCGGCCTCGCGCCAGGGACGTCCGGCTATTACCTCAAGACGCAGGGCGCGGGCGCCGATCTGACGTGGGATGCGCCGGTCGGGTCGGGCACGGTCACGTCGATCGCTGCGGGCAGCGGTATCTCGACCGGCGGCTCGCCGATCACCGCGACCGGCACTGTGTCGCTGTCCACCATCGCGGCGAACACCATCCTGGCCAACAATACCGGCGGCTCGGCCGTTCCGACCGGCGTCGCCCTGACCCTGATCCTCGATGCGCTGTTCAGCTCCACCCGCGGCGCGATCCTGTTCCGCGGCGCGACCGCCTGGAATGCGCTGGCCGCCGGCACGTCTGGGCAGTTCCTGTCGACCGGCGGGACGACCGCCGATCCCTCGTGGCAGAACGCGCCGACGACCGGCGGCTCGGTGCCTAATCAGCGGATCATTTCGAACATCTCCGGCTCGTCCGCGGTCCCGAGCGCAAACACGTTGTCGAACATCCTCGACAACATCATTTCCAGTGCCCGCGGCACCCTGCTGTTCCGGACGAACAGCGGATGGGTCGGCCTCGCAGCCGGGACGAACGGTCAGGTCCTCACCATGGGGTCGGCCGATCCGGCATGGGCCACGAATGGCGGCGGCCTGCTCGCGATCGCCTCCCCGGCCGCGCAGGACATGCTGTCCTACAACACGAGCAGCGGGCGGTTCGAGAACCATCGCGAGCGCTATATCGTCTCTGCCTACGCCGCCGGAACGATGGTCGGCGCGTCGCAAAATCTGCTGTTCCACAAGTTCAGCAAAGCGGTCACGATCCCGGCGAACCTTGGCGCGTATCTCGGGCATACCACGGTCGCGGGCGGTTCGGTTGCGCCGACGAGCACGACCGCGATCACGCTCGCCCGCGCGCTGTCGGCGACACCGACGACGTTCACCAACGTGGCGACGATTACCTTCGCTGCCGGCTCGGTCACCGGCTCGATGTCGACGCAGGCGGCGATCAGTTTCGCGCAGGGTGATCTGTTGCGGCTACGCGGGCCGGCGTCGCCCGATGCGACCTTCGCCGACTTCCACCTGACGCTAGTGGGATATGAGACATGATGGTCAGACGCGACGACAAAGGGCGAGCGGTGATCGTCAGTCCGTGCGGCGGCTGCAATCGCGTGCGCGCCGGCATTAACCGCGCCGCCGACTTTGCTCGCCTGCCGCGCCCGTTGCGGCTGCCCATGCTAAAGCCAGCAACCCCGAAAGGGAGGAAGCCATGACCGGGTTCACCGATCGAACCTCACAAGGCATTCTCGGCCACATCACAGGCAAGTCGGCGATCTTCTCGATCCCGACCGCCTATGTCGCACTGTTCACCGCCGTTGGCAGCGACGCCGGAACCGGTTTCACCGAAGTGTCCGTCGGCGCCTATGCGCGCGTCGCGACCGCGGCGGCCGATTGGAATTCGGCGTCCGGCTCGGCGCCGTCGCAAATCTCGAATGCGAACACATTGACCTTCCCGACCGCCACCGCCGATTGGGGCACCGTGATCGCCTTCGGGCTGTATGACGCATCGAGCGCCGGCAACCTGCTCGCCTGGGACTATTTTGGCAATTACCTCTGGATGCCGGCAACGGTCAGCGCCGCATCGCCGGCGGTTATCACCGCACACGCGCACGGCTTCTCGGGCGGCGATCTCGTCGAGTGGACGATCGAGTATGGGGGCACCAATCCCACCTTTTCGGCGAGCAACTTCACGGGCGCTCTGACAGTCACCAGTCCATCGACCGACACGTTCACCGTGACCAACGCCTCGACCGCCGTGAACACCAGCGGGACCGGCAACGGCATGGTGCGCAAGCTGGTCGCGCAAGCGGTCAACAATGGTGCGTCGGCCGCTTTCCCGGCCGGCTCGCTGGTTATCACGTCCAGTTAGCGCGATGGCGCTGGTCTTCGTCGAAGGGTTCGACAAATACGGAGCGGCAAACAGCAATAGCGCTGGCGTGCAAGCGTTGCTGGGAGCCGAATGGACCGCAGTGAACGCTGGGACGATCGTCGCTGGTCTCAGTTCGCCAGGACTCGCTTACCAGTTATCCAACATCGCGATTGGCGCCTCGAAGACCCTGCTGGCGAGTTATTCACGGCTCATCGGCGGCGTTAGGATCAGCTCCGACCTTGGCTCGACGAACAGCGTCGGCGTCGCGTTTGCCGACACAGGCACCGCGCAATGCACGATCACGATAAACGGCAACACCGGCACGATCAGCCTACGCACTGGCGGGACTGCCGGAACTGCCCTTGCGACGTCGGGCACAAGCGTGGTCGCGAGCAGCACGCACTATCTCGAATGGGACATCACTTTTGGCACATCGGCTGCCTATCAGGTTTGGCTCGATGGTGTGAGCCTGTTCAGCGGCACCGGCAACACGCGCGGCGGCACGACGAACAACTCCGCTAATCAATTCAACCTCGTCGGTCAGGTCGGCGGTCTTACGCTCGGGACTTACGATGATCTGTATCTGTTCGACACCACCGGCACCGCCAACAATGCGGTATTGCTGTCGTCGCCGCGAGTTGAGACCACGTTCCCAACGTCCGACAGTGCTGTGCAATTCGGCTTTGGCGCGGCCGTTCTAGGATCGACCGCGCGGCGAACCGCCACCACAGCCGCGCCGGCTGCCGGCTCGCTGGTGCTGCGGCGGTTTACGTCGGCCGTTTCCTGCACCATCAATTCGATTACCATCATGCCGGCCGCGACCAGCGGCACCGCGAACTATCGCGGCGTCGTCTATGCCGACAGCGGAGGCACCGCGCCAGGGACGTTGATGTCGTCAGGCACTCAGGTGACCGGCGTCACCTCAGGAACCGCGGCGACGCTTGCCTTGACGACACCGCAAAATCTGATCGCCGGGACGCAATACTGGATCGGGTTCATTAACGATACTTCGGTCACCTTGCAGGAGTCGGATGCCAGCAATCTCGGCTACCGTGCGGCGAACACTTACGCCTCTGGTGCGCCGGGAACCGCGCCAGCGATGACGAGCGGGCAGGCGAGCTATTTGCTGTGGGGCAATCTCACCGGGGTCTCGGGGGCGAATTACTACGAGGTCAGCCAGCAGCCGCCGCCAGGAACGCCGAGCTATGTCTTCGACGCGACGGTCACTCACGAAGACCTCTACAATTTCGGCGCCCTGAGCGCGATCCCGGCCAGCGTGTATGCCGTCGCGGTCAAGGCTTATTGCCAGCGTTCAGACTCGGGCGCGAAGACCGTCTCGATGCGCATGAAGTCAGGCTCGACCGACAGCGGCGGCAGTTCGACCGGGCAGTCACCAGCGACGACCTTCGGCTGGCTCACCTCGCTGTTTCCGACCGATCCGAACACGTCGGCCGCCTGGACCGGATTGGCTCTGAATTCAGCGACAGCGGGCTTTCGAGTCGACAGCTAATGACCGACGCCCGGCTCGGCGGGCTTGCCCGCGAAGCGCTGGTCGCCGATAGCGGCCAAGTCACCCTTGGCGGCATCGTCCGCGAAGCGTTGGTCGCAGGGGTCGGGCTTACCGCCACGGTCGCGGCCCGCAGTTCGGGGCGCAGCAACGCTAGCGTGCTGTTTGCCGGCGTCATCCTCCACGCGACAGGCAACGCGCGCAGCCACATGCGGTCAGCGCCGATGCGCTTCCACATCGACGTCGGCGGGCGGGTCCGCTCGCGGTCCTCGATCCGGGCGGGTTGGCGCACGTCGGTCGTGCTCGCGGGCCGGGTGTCCGCCAAGTCGGGCGGCCATCTCGTCCGCGTCGGGCCGGTGGTGCTCGGCGGCAAGGCCGCAGCTCAGAGCGGCGGTAACGCGTCCGCCATCACTGCGCCCACGGTGCGTACCCGACAGTACGCCGTCAGCATCATCGGCTAGCGGGCGCCCGCTGCCCGCCAGAGCCTGCCCGCTGCCCGCTAGGCTATCCGCCGCCCCGAACGCCAGACGCCGCCAGCGACCACCACAAGCCCAGGAAATACCATGCCAGTCGAAGTCAGCACGCCAGACGATCTCGCCCAACTGGAGCACGACGCCGCGACGGCGCTCAAGGATGTACAGGCGCAACTCGACGCGCTCGCCACCAGGGTGACGGCGCTCGAGGAAGGCGGCCGCCCCGACTGGCCAGACCGCCCGCCAGTCGAGCCACCCACCGCCGATGCCGTCACAATCCGCATGGGCGGCTCGGACTACATCTATGACCCAGCGCAGGGCGTGGATATTGGCGCATATACAGACCCGGACGGTCGCTTCACGATGTCCTGCGTCCGCGTCAAACGCGACGATTGTCGCCTCGTCCTCGACTTCCGCGCCACCGACGCTTGGTCCTGCGTCGTGTTCGAGCACAGCGACCCAACCAATCCAGACCAGCCAGTGCTCGCCTACGACGCCATCATCGGTGACGAAACAATCCCGATCGTCGGCCATATGGGCAACACGGCGTGGAGGTGGCAGTCCAGCCTATGGCCGCATCCGCTGACCACGGGCGACGAGCTCTATGCCCGCAAGCTGATCCCGCGCCACGACGGTGCGCTCGCTCTGGGTAAGGCAGGCAACTTGCCGACCGTAACGACCGCACCGCCGCTCAGCCTGTGCGGCTTCACCGGCGCGATGGGTGCGACCGGCGGGCGCGCCGACATCGGCTGCATCACCGGCTGGCAGGCCGAGTGGCTGTGCAATCCAAGCCCCGACATGCTCACCACCGTGCTGGTGCAGGGCGAGGCGGCGTTCCCCTGGCGGTTCCGCGATGTCGAGAGCGGCGCCATGCTGGATGTGATCAAGAAGTATCCACAGGCCAGCCAGCACTGGGGCAATGGTCCCTCGGGCAACCCGCAGATCTACGTCTCACAAGGCACCGGCGTATCGTGCGACACGGCGCACTCGCCAGCGGCTTACTATCTGCCGTTCATGCTGACCGGTGATCCGTATTTCCTCGAGCAGCAGCAGGGCGAGCTGGCGTACCATTTCGCCGAGATCCCACGCAACCCGAGCACCGTCGTCGGCAGCGAGCAGGTGCGAGGCATCGCGTGGTCACTGCGCACGCTGCTCAACACCGCCGATGCCACGCCTGATGATGTGCCGTCGTGGCTGTTGCCGAAGAGCATTTTCGCCGATGAGCTGGAGCGGCAGCGTGGGCTTTTGCAGGCGCGCCAGGGCGACGGCTGGGTGTATCGGAACTTCGCCCATCTGATCGACAGCTATGGCCGATGGCAGCATGCCTGGTGGCAGCACGACTACGCCACGGCCATCGCCGCATGGGCGTCGCTGCTGCATCCGGAGTGGGCGCAGCAGCGCGACTGGATGGTGGAAGGCATCGCCGGCCGCAATTCGCCGACATCAGGCTGGTGTCACGGCTATCCCACCAACTATTGGACCAACACCACAAACCGGAATGACTACTACCCCGAGGGATCGTTCACCGACTGGGCAGCGGCGTGGGACTACAACAGCCACTACGTCTACACCGACACGCCCGGCGGCTATTGCTGCACGCTCGAGGAGCACCTGAGCAAGAACACCAGCTACGACTATATGTCGGCGATGATGCACGCTTTGCGGTTGGCGACGCAGGCCGGCAGCGTGCAGGCCGACGCGGTGTTGGAGCAGATCGAGGATACGTGGAACCAGGGACTGATGACCGTTGGATTTACGGAATGGAAGTATTGCGGGGCAGCGGCTTGAGCATCGCCATCGTTCCTAGGGCCGCGAGCGCGGTGACGTCGGCCACCGCTCGCAAATGATGTCCGCGGTTTCCTGGCATTTCCAGGTGGAGGGTTTAGCCGTTCGCGCCGCGTCGGCGCGGGCTTTGGCCAAATTCTCGTCCATGGCACGATAGATGCGCTCGATCATCTCGCATTCCTCGATCTTAGCGCGGGTCATCTGCGCGACGGGCGTATTCCTGCATTCGGGATGGAGGAGATCGACCGTGTCCTGCCAGTCCGCCCGTGCGGAGCCGCAGAGCGCGGCGAGCAGCCCAGCGGCGATAAGGGCCGGGCGCAGATTGGCGGCTTGTGCCGGTCGGGTGCCGGCGATAGGCTTCGAGTTGGTCAAGGACTTTGCTTTCTTTCGTTTGCCAATCAGGCGGCGCTGGGGTGGACACCCGGCGCCGCTTTGCGTTGCGGGGAGGCGTGACGGCGAGTCACCACTTGAGTCACCACCTGCCGTGTCATCCGGTGCGGCAGATTGCCCTTAAGGCAACCAAGCCTAGCGACCGGTCCGGTAAAAATCAATGGGTTAGCGGGGGCATATGGTGCAATTGCCACAGATAGGCAATACGGAGGACAATGCCGCATGCGCAGCTAACGCACTGTAATAGCTAGGCTTTGCGCGCCCGATCGGGCGCCGGGTCACCATCTGAGTCACCAGGGAGCCGGACGTTATGCCGGGCGCCGGCCTCCACCGCGATCTGGCGGAATTCGATCCGCTCGCGTTCGATGATCCCGGCGATGTCATTGGTCACGTCGAAGCGTTCGCCAGTGCATTCCACGAGACCGGGCGCAACCTCGCGCCACGCACGGGTTGCGAAAAACCGCCGTGACAGCGGCGACCAGAAAACACGGATCGGCTTGCGGGCGCGCATTACTCTCGCGCCTCCGGCGGCGCTGGGCCGCTGCCGTCGTCGAGACCCTCCAGCGCCACGGCGAGCGCCATGCCCAACGCGCGCACCCGATGCATCAGCGGAAACCGCGCCAACAACCGCAGTATGGTGACGACGCATTCCTCCAGTTCGGAGAGTTCCGTCTCGTCGGTCATGCCGGCGGCGCCGGGAGTTCCGTCCAATGCGTCGGTTGGAACTCGTCGTCGATGATGTGCTCGCCCACCTCGAAGCAAAGCGTGCCATCGATGCTGAGGTAGCAAACTCCCATGCGACCGTCCGCGTCGCTGGCGAGGAACGCGCGGCCGTCATGCGGTGCGCTGCGCATCGGTCGCCAGTCGCTCATGGTCCCCACCCCTCGAATGGCCGGATCATCACCCGCGGCGCCGGCAGACACGCCATCACCACCATCGCATCGCTGGCGAACAGCAACCCAGGCAGCATGGTGCGGATCGTCTCGCGCTTGCCGCTCGGCCATCGGACATAGACGAGGAACCACTGCCCGAACTCGTTGTCTTTCACCGCGTCGCTCATCCCCGCTTCCCCTTGCCCTTTGCCCGCCCTCCGGACGCGCTACGCGCCCGCTCGCGCTTCGCCGCCAGGGCAGACGCCGCCCGCGTGCGCGCCCGCTGCCGCCAGCGCCAAGCTGCGCGCCTCGCTCGGCGGTTTCATGCATCTAGCGGCATGGTGCCATTCGGCGGCGGGAACCATGCGTCGGCCACCTTCCGCGCCACGTGCGCCGAATTGAGCAGTAGATTGCAGCACGGGCAGCGCACGACCGTAACGCCGCGGCCGGTATGGATCACCCAGCGGCTGCCGTCGTCATCGACTTTGCGGATGTACAGCCCGTCACTGCGCTTGGTCTGGTTTTCCCAACCCATCGCGTTCCATCTCCAGTTTTTCGAGCAACGCCGCCAGCACGGCCTGCCGCCATTCCAGCCGGTGCCGGTCGCGTTGGCGGTAACGCATCCCAGCCGCGCCCCGCGTCAGCGCATCGCGCACCGTCTCGATCATGTCGGCCAGCGCCGGCTCGCGCATCATCGGACGGCACGCCGCTTGCGGAACCCAGGTGGAGGCGCGTCGCGACCCGCGCGCTGCGCCTCCACCCACGCGTTGAACTCGCGCGTTAGCCAAAGCTGGGTGCGGGCGCCGTCGCTGAATATCGGCTTCGGGAAGCCACAGTAACCGATGCGCGCCCAGCGGCTGACGGTCTCGCTGCTGCGTCCCATCAGCCCGGCGATGTCCTGCGCCGTCAGCATCGTCGGCGCCGCGACGGTCTCCTGTAGCAGCTCGGTGCGCAGCGTCATTGCGCCGCGCCTCCCGACACCCGATCGCCCCGCGTCCGCTGGCGCGCCTCCGCGTCGGGGAACATCGGCATCGGCTCGGGCGCGTCGACCTGCGCGATCACCGGCAGATCGTCGAGCCGCTGGCCGATGAACTCATACACCGCGCGGCGCCGCGGCGGGTGCAGCGTGGCGAGCAGATCGTATATTCGCCCCATCACCGCCATCTCGTGATCCGCGACCTTCCGCTTCGCTGGCGTCTTGCTCATGTTGCCTCCCTTAGCCGCTCGCGAGCTTATGCTCGCCGGCAATTTCCACATCAGGCAGGTCGTCGGGCTTCAGTTCGAACCGCGCGTAGTTCTCAGCTAGGATCAGGGAAATCTCGCGCTGCACCCATTCGGGGCCGCCGGCTATCGCGTCGCCGACCGTGCCGCGGCTGGCCGCTTGCTCCAGTTCCTCACGGGACCGTAGCACCGCGCACGACTGCTTCAGTTTGTCGAGCCAGGAATGCCATTGCTCGTCGCTGTAATTCCTCGGGTCGGCGCGGCGTGTCTCGGTCCGCGCTTGCTGCCGGCCGGTGCGGGAGGCTTCGCCGTCGTCGTCGTCGTCATCGGCCAGCACGATGTTGAACACCATCCCAAGCAGGTAGCGGCGCAGATAGGTCACGGTGCTGCCGACCGATTGCACCGCCGTCGTGGCGGTCCGGCCGCCCTGCGATCCCGTCGTGCTCAGTGGCGCGTCCAGGTAGTTCTCCTCGAAATACCCTCCGGCATGGGCAACGGTGCAGACTAGGCGGATGGTGTCCTCGCGCAGTGGCGGTGCCGAGCCGTAGCGGACTGAGAAGCCGTGCCGCGTGTAGATCGGTCGCATGGCAGCATCGATCGTCTCAAGCCGGGCGTAGCGGTTGCCGATGTGCGTATTCTTGGCGTCGCGGATCACCGGCAGCATTTCCGCCTGGGCCGCGGCCATCGCCCGATTGAATTCGCGCCGTTCCTGCTCTTGCGTCACCTCGCGTTGCATCTGCAACAGCTCGCCGAATTTGCGCACGTCAAACTCGGGATCGCGGCTGGCGCGCTCGATGAAATTGAGCAGCCCGGCATTGCTGTCGCTGGTGGTGACGGACATCAGCTTTCTTCCCTCTGGCCAGTAATGCGCAGATAGGGCGGCCCGTTGGTCAGCGTCGCGCCCTCGACCACCACGCCCTGCTTCAGATCATCGAGCAGCTCGCGCCGGTCGAGCGTCCGCACAATCTCGGTGCGAAAGTATTCCTCCGGCAGCCTGCTCTCGTCGGGGATGTGCGGCTTCGGCCTGCCGGGTATCACCGACACAGTACCGTGAGGCGAGCCGGTGAAGCGCGCGCGTTCGAGCGCCAGCATCATGTCGAGCATCTCGGTGCGGAACACCATGGCGCGCGCCTCATAGCGGGCTTGCCGCGCCTTCATCTGCCGCGCCTTGCGCTCGGCCAACTCGGCCTGATCTTCGGCGGACACGATCGCCTCGACGGTGCGGCGCAGCATGTCGTCGGGACGCAACATCGTGGGGTCGAAGTCGAGCGCCAGGGCTAGCACTTGCTCGTCGGATGCCAGCTCATCGTCGTTCGCCAGCGCCGCCTGGGCGCGCTGCACCGCGGCAATACAGCGCATGATGGCGTCGGGACTGGGCGGGCGTTCCGGCGGCATCGCATGTTCCCTCCGTTCGGCACGGACAGGACGCTATCCCGGCATTGCCTTATAGGCAAGCCTGCCAAGACGTGGCTGGGCACTGGCGCGAAATCAGATTGACCAAAACGCAACTTCCCTCGGTGCCCCTTGCGCATTGCCTTGTAGGCAATTACCGTCGCGCCCGGCTATGGAACACGACCGCATCATTGACCTGCTGACGGAGGCGCTCGGGACGCAGTCCGCCGTGGGTGAATGCTTCGGCGTGAGCAACACCACCATCAGCCACTGGAAAGGCGACGGCATCCCGGCGCGGCACTGGCCTGAGCTGCTACGGCTGGCCAAAGCCTACGGGCTCAAGCTGACCCTGGACGACATCGAGAAACATTCACCGCTGCGCCTGGCTTAGAGCGCCACCATGGGCCGCGTCGCCAGCAATGCGCCCCGTTTCCGCCTTTCCGCACCGCCGCCGGTGCGGGAACATCCGCTACAGGAACAGATCGCCAAGCTGCTGGCGATCGAGATCGCGCCGGCTGGTAAGGTCTCGGCCCGCGGGGTGGTATGGTTCGCGGTCGACGTCGCGATGTTCTTTGGCGCCATCCCCGGCGCCGGCCGCGGCATCGTCGACGGCCTGCCCGATCTCTGGTTCCTGTACGCCGGGCGCGCGTATCTGATCGAGCTTAAGGCCGCGGACGGCGAGCTCTCGGAAGCGCAGAAGGCTTTCATCGCCGCCGGCCTGTGCTCGGCCGTGCATGTCGGCGTGGCCTGCACCACCGATCAGGTGCTGGCGCTGCTCGATGCGTGGGGTGTACCGCGCAATCAGCGAGTGAGGGTCGCGGCATGAACGAACTCATTCGCTACGACCAGGCACGCCAGTTGCTCCGCGAATGTGCAACCGTCGACGAAGCGAAAGACATCCGCGACAAGGCGGCGGCGCTCGCCTATTACGCCAAGCAACGTGACGACGTCGAAGCGGCGGTCTGGCTATCGGAGATCAAGCTCCGCGCGGTTCAACGGATCGCTGAGATCAGTCGTGCACTGCCAAAGGCTGAAGCACACGGCGGGAAGATTTGGCTTCCGGACGGCCGGAAGTCAAAATCGGAGACCCTCGCAGACGCGGGCATCTCCACAAGCTCAGCAAATGAATACGAACAACTAATCGGCGGTCCGACCGAACAAGGAACCGCCGCAGCAATGGCGGCGACAGAGGCTTACTTCGCACACTCTCGCGCCGCACAGATACCGCCGACGCAAGCTGGATTACGTGCCGCTGTGAAGTCAGCGCTTGATGATGCACTCGGTCCTGATCCACCTCGACCGAAACCGAAAAGGATCAGTCCGCAAGCTGCGGCCTTCGCGGACTGGACCGGTGCAGTCCAGACAGTCGCCGAACTCGACTGTGACCTTGAGTCGATCGCGCGCTTATTCTCGATGGAGGACGACTTACTGAACGAAGCGGAAGCCGCGCTGCCACGTCTTCAACGCTGGATCAGAATCCTAAGGGAGGTCGTTAATGTCGAAACCGGCACTCGAACGCCTGCATGATCTAATCCGGACCGCACAACTCGACGTCGATCGCAACGCTAGCGCGCCAGTTGTCGCGGATGCGGTCATCGATAGATACCGCCGCTTCATCTTGGGCGACGAAGCCATTCTCGATCATGCGCTGAAATACGGCTTGCTCGGGATCGTCCAACGCTTGCTGAAACGTAAGGGGATAAGCGGTGGGATGGGCCGTAATCTCGAACTGTGGCCCGAAAGGGTCCGCACCCTCGTTGCGGAGATCGCCGATATCGCCGTATTCGACCCAGTGAGTGGGGAATACATCGACCTCGATCCCGAAATGGAACCTGACGAGATCGAGCGATCCGCGCGCGCCATAATGACCCATGGGGAGGACTGCCTTCGCAAGGGGCGCTTGATGCTTCGGCTCGCCGACCGCCTTCGCAAATTGAAGGACTGAAACCGTCGCCGGGGGAAGTGTCACGAACAAGCTACGCTGGGGCAAATTCTACTGGTCAGACTGGAGCGACGACCCGGCGCTGGCCTTGTGCTCGCTCGCCGCGCAGGGCCTCTGGATGCGCCTCTTGTGCATCGCAGCACAGGGCGAGCCGTACGGGCACATCACGATCAATGGCGCCGCACCATCGGATCAGGACCTCGCCCGCATCATCCGACCGCCGATCAAGATCACCACTTTCCGCACCCTGATCGCCGAATTGGAGCGCAACGGGGTGGCCAAGCGGGGCGAGTGCCAGTGCCTGATTAGCGCCCGTATGGTCCATGATTACCGCGTGAGCAGGGCGCGAGCTGAAGCCGGAAAGAACTCGTGGGAGGCTAGGGCCAAGGCCGACTCTTCCGAAAATTTGTTCGAACAAACCGCGCGCGTTTGTTCACCTGACTCTGATTCTGCGTGTGGGGGTTCTGAATCTAGGGGGGTCCAGGGGGGAAACGGACGCATCCGGAACGGCTTCGGTGACAGCCTGACCGACGACTTGCAGGGACAAGCCAATGCAGAAACAGCAGACCCACGTGGGGGTCGTGAGAAAGTGGTGCCAATCGCTCGGCGTGCTGTCGGCCGTTAGCATCTCGCGCACCGAAGCCGAGATGAAGCTCGCGGCCTATGTGCCGCTGCTCGTCCAGCGCTTCCCGGATGCGGCATTTACGCTCGAAAGCCTCGAAGCGGTGGCTGCCCAGTGCGCCAAAGGCTTCCCCACCTATCCCGAGCTGGCCGGCTACCTGTCGGCGCACTGGCGCAGTTCCCGCCCGGCGCTGGCATTGCCGCCACCGCCACCGGTCCGCGAGCGGCGCGAGGACCCGACGCCGGAGGAAATCGCCCACGTTGAGGCAAGCGTCCGCGACACCATCGCCGCGCTGCGCTCGACCATGCAGCCGATCGACGACCGGCGGCCAACCGCGCGCCACCTGTCGCCCGAGCTGCTCGACCGCATCAACCCGCTGCCCAACGGGAGGAAACGCACCGATGCCTGACATCGTGGCGATCGTCGGTGAGCGTGCCAGGCACCCACTGACAGCGCGCGAGCTTGCGATCGAGGAATGCGCCCAGCGGATCGCGCGGGCGCTCGGCGACAGGCTGACGGCGGAGCAGCGCATCGGGCTGGAGCGCGCGCTCGACGAACTGGTCGCGCGGGTTGCATGGCACCGCTGGTAACAACCGCCCGCCCGTCGCCCGAGTTCCGCCGGCACCACGACGTCGCCGAGCCGCGGGTCGATGGGCGCGCCTTCCGCCAAGCCTGGATCGTCCGCACCCGGCTCGACCAGTTGCTCGCCGCCGGGCGGATCACCCCGGCCGAATTCCAGGCCGCGAGCGAATACCGCGCCGCCTGGGCGGTCCTGCTGCGGCTCGGCTCGACCGGCGATCTCGGCCGCGTCCGCGCCGTACCCGCCGATCCGCACCGCGGCGCGCTCGCCAGAGTCGCCGCCGCCGAGCGGATCGTGCTGGTCGAGGCGGCGATCGGCTCGCTCGCCCGCGATCTGTGCCGCGCCTGCATCATCCACGACCTGCACTGGACCGACCTCGCCCGGCGCTGCCGGCGTGACCCCCGCACCGTCCGCGACTGGACCACGCTCGCCATCCGTGGCCTCGCGGGCGCCTGGGATGGGTCTACGCGGCGTCCAGCGGCTCGGCCGCAACCCGACAGCCGCCAAGCCGCCGACCGGCCTGTAGCGGCTTCCCAGGTGCCTTAGCGTGGGTGCTGACTTCAGTCCTATTTCCGGCACCGAGTCGTGGCCGAGTCGTTCCCGATTCTCCCCGCAGACACAATCTTGCGTGTTTTGTCGGTTTCGCGCATAAATCTGGTATGTCGCGCCGGATCGCCTCCGGTGGCCCGGCTCCGATCACCCCGAATCGCAGTGCCGCGCCGCCGCGCGGGAGATGGCTCGCCCTCGCCACGCTGTTCGTGGAACTGCACGGACCCGGAGGACAGGGAATCTACGTCGCACCGACGCAGGTCACGTCGATCCGCGAACCGCTGGCAAGCGGACACTTCGCCCGCGGCGTGCATTGTCTGGTCTACCTGTCCAACCGGAATTTCGTGACGGTGACCGAGACGTGTGACGCGGTGCGGCTAAAGCTGTCGGCTTATCCATAAGGGAGCATCCCACCGTGAAAACATTCGCTCTGGCTGCCGCTCTGGCCATCCTCGCAGCGCCGGCAATGGCACTCCCATCGATCGGCGCTGGCGATACGCTCAACATCGTCGGCAATGCCACCTATACCGGCACGCAGGCGACATTCACCACGCCGGCCGATCTGGTGACCGGCACCGGCGCCTATGTCGCGCTGGGGACGTGCACCGGCTGCGTGGTGGTGAATACGCCGCTGCAATTCAGCCCGTTTACCAATCTGGCGAACCTGTTCACCGCGACGAACAACGGGATCACGGCGACGGTGAGCCTCACCTCGCAGGTGCTGCCGCCGGTGATCGTCGGCAACGACCTGACGCTGAATGATGACGCCCTGCTGACGCTGACCGGCTTTGCCCCGACGCTGGGCACGGTCGATATCACCATCAACCAGGCGACCGGGATTGCCAGCGGCTCGTTCTCGGCCACCGCACAGGGCGCGCCGGTCGCCGAGCCGGCATCACTAGCGGTGTTAGGCGTCGGCCTGCTCGGGTTGTGCGCGGTGCGTCGGCGCGTGGCCTGACGCCATGGCTGTCGCTGCTGATCGTGCTTGGTGTGCTGTTCGTGCTCGCCCTGGTGACGGCGCGTGACGATTAACCTCACCCAGCAATCGACATTACCGCAGCTCAATAGCGTGTCGCCATGATCCCGCTGCTGCTTATCCTGCTCGTGGTGCTGGTGCTGTTTGGCGGTGGTTGGGGTTGGCGCAGCGGTTACTATGGGTCGCGCGATCCGCTGTTCGTGATCCTGCTGCTCGTCGTGGTCGTGCTCGTCATCAGCGCATACGGCGGCCCGCGTTGGGGATGGTGGTGACGGATATCAGCGGCGCCGAGTGGACCCTCCTGGGGTTGGTCGGCGTCTTCGTGGTCATCATCGGCGCAAGCGTGAGCTAATGCCCACACGGCCACCGGTTCACATATCACCACACAGCAAGCGCACCATCCCTGCGTGGTCACACCCAATCGGCAAACAGACAAGCGACAGCCGGGGTTACGATTACGCATGGCGCATGCTGCGTGCGCGTGTGCTGAAGCAACAGCCATGGTGCGCTTATTGCCTCGCTGATGGCAGACGCACACGAGCAACCACCGTTGACCACATCACGCCCAAGGCGCTCGGTGGCACAGACGCATGGGCAAACCTTCGCGCCTGCTGCGATCGACACCAGCGCAGCAAGGCAGCAATGGAAGGCGCGTTCGGATCGAAGCGTGCGATGGAGGCAACCCGGTGAGAGCCCAGGCCGGCCGGGGCGCCGCCCGCATCGCCACTGCCGGGGGGGAGGCTCAAAAATCCAGGGGGCCTCTCGGAGCAACCGGCGCGCGGGCAAACTTTTATTTCCGCGAATGTGCTTTTGAAGCTTCAGCGAGAGGGTAAACATGCGTGGACGCAAGCCTAAACCAGCGCACTTGAAGCTCGTTACCGGCAATCCCGGCAAGCGGCCGCTCGATCTCGGCCAGCCGCGGCCGCGCCGGGAACTTCTGACGCCGCCCGCTATGCTGTCGGCTGCCGCGAAAGCCGAATGGCGTCGCGTGGCTCCCGAGCTTCATCGGATCGGCTTATTGACGGTCGCCGACCGGCTCGCGCTCGCCGGCTATTGCCAGTCAGCCGGGCGCTGGGAAGAAACCGAGCAAGAGATTGCCGCACTCGCGGCGAGCGGCGAGCACGTGCCAGCGGGCTTGATCGAGGTGTCCAGACGCGCGCTTCGCGACGCAATGCGAGGCGCGGAAGTGTTTGGCATGACGCCAGCGTCGCGCTCACGCCTGCGCGGTGCACCGAGCGCCGATCAGGCCAACCCATTTGAGAACTTCGAGAATGCCAAGACGGCGTAAGCCGGTCGAGCATCCGCACATCGCGCGCGCGGCGATCTACGTCGCCGACGTGCGATCGGGTCGCCGGCCGGCGTGTCGGTGGGAAAGGCTCGCCTGCGAGCGCTGGACGAACGACCTCGCGAATGAGGCGAGCGGCGCTTACCGCTTCGAGCCGCTGATGGCAGAACGGGTCTGCCAGTTCATCGAGCTGATGCCGCACACCAAAGGCGCGTGGGCGGCACGCGGCGAGACGATCAGGCTCGAAGGCTGGCAGTGCTTCGTCCTCGTCAATGCGTTCGGCTGGCTGCGGCGGTCTGACGGCAAGCGGCGGTTCCGCGAGGTCGTGGTCATCGTGCCGCGCAAGAACGGGAAGTCGATCCTGTCGGCCGGCGTCGGGCTGTATATGCTCTGCGCTGACGGCGAGCATGGTGCGGAAGTCTACTCCGGCGCCGGCACCGAAAAGCAGGCGTGGGAAGTGTTCCGCCCGGCGCGGATGATGGCAGAGGGTCGGCCCGATCTGCGCGCGTTCTTCGACGTTGAGGTGAACAGCAAGACGATCAACCGCGCCGCCAATGGCTCGCGCTTCGAGCCGGTGATCGGCAAGCCGGGCGATGGCGCGATGCCGCATCTGGCGATTATCGACGAGTTTCACGAGCACCAGACGGCGGACCAATACGACACGATGCTGACCGGCATGGGCGCGCGCGAGCAGCCGATGATGTGGGTCATCTCGACCGCGGGCGATAACCTCGCCGGGCCGTGCTTCGACAAAATCCTGACCTGCCGGCAAATCCTCGAAGGCGTCATCGAGGAC